CATTCTCAGCGCACGAATACTCATCACCCTCAACAGCCCATCCAGCGAACAAAGACGGACCAGCGCCTTCAACCGCAGCCATAGCCGCAGACCACGGGCCTTTACCCGTCTTTTGGGGTGCAATGATCATCGAACGTCGATATGTGAACGCCTGGTTCAGCAACACGGGGCTATCAGGTGTCGCATCATCTGGATGGACAAACACCGCGTTTTCACGAACCCGGTAGTGGTTCGCCATGCACCAAAACTGCCAGTCAGCCAACCGGAAAGGCTTACCACGCTGGAAAGGTCCAGGATTAACGCAGTGCGCAGTAATCCAGGCATCAATCAAGTCACCCAAGGTCGGGAAATCAACAACAAACTCACTCATTGACCGCCCTCAACCTTCGCTTAACTTCACCGCCCTCACCAGGTGCAGACTTCACAACAGGGCCAACCTCAACCGGGGCAATCGCCCACCCGTTCTCCTTCAAACCAGCCGGAGTCAACCCGATCTGGTCACGAAAACGATGCAACTGACTCACCAGCGCCGCATTAGCGCCAGGATTAGCCTCAACAGTGGCTTTCAACCGGCAATACTCCGCCACAACAGGCCACCGCCACGGCTCCAACGACCACGCAGCAGCCTGCGGAAACGACCACGCCTCACGCCAGATACTCTGCTCACGCGCACCAACCGACTCATCCTCAGGAAAAGGCAGCGGGAACTCAGGAACCTGTCCGGTGTAACCCTCGTTCGGCAAAGCAGTCAGCGAATAACCGCGAGCATCAGAACGACCCGATGACGGATCAGGCTGCGGTCCAGATCGATTACGTGCACCTCCACGAGCCATCACGATCACCTCCAAGAAACTGCATTGCGCAGCAAAAAAGGGCAGGCATTGCGCCTACCCTTCAGAAACGTTTGAACCCTCCGCACACTTTTTTCACCTCCCCCGCGGGGTTGGTGGCCGGGGCGGCTGGGGGTCTACCCCCGTGTGTTCGTGCAGGTCAGGGGCGTGTGTGCGGGTTGTGTGTGTGAGTGTTTGTGCTGGTCATGGTGTTGCCGGGTTTCTGTCTCGCACCTTGAGTGGTGCGCTGTTGACTGTGTGATGGTCTGGTTAGGGCCGGTTGTTCCATCCGCCTGGGCTTGTTTCGGCGGTGTGTTTGTCGTGGCAGGGCTTGCACAATCCGCGTCCGTACTGTGGATCGTTGGGGTTCAAACCGAGTTCGATCAGGTCGCGGCGTTCTGTCGGATAGTGGTCTGCGACTGTTGAGCGTGCGTGCATGCAGAGCACGCAGATTGGATCGCGCGCGAGAACGTGAGCGCGGAAACCTTGCTTGTGCGCTTTGGTCGCGTATGGATTTCCTTGTGGCCTGCGTGCCTTGTCGGCAGCGCGGCGGCAGTCATCGCAGCGTGTCTTTCCTTGCGGGATGATCGCTGGGCAACTGGTGCATAGGCGGCCTGCCATAGGGGTCACCTCCGCTGGTGCGTGGTCTCGCTGGACTGGTCCGGTCCGCAAGGAAGGCTATTGCACGTGTAGATATGCTTCCCACCTGCGTTAACGTGCGCCGGTCTCGGTGCCGCACATATACAGGGTATGACCGTAAAAAGAATCTACTGCGTAATCGAGCGGGCGGTTCGTGCCGCCACTCATCCCACAAGCGTGACTGCGCTAGACCTGATGTTCAAGGTCTTATCAGCGGGCGAGAGCCTCGGATTGATTGGGGCGGCCATTATGGGGTACTGAGACACCACGTTGGCGGTAGGCATCTGACGGCGGTTGCTGGTTGTCCAGCTCATGTCGTGTCCTTTGTCAGTGCCTTGTGTGATGATTGGTCTGGCGAAAGGAGGTGATTGTATGAGTGTTGGACCTGATGATGTGGCAGACGAACTGGAAGCCGCCAAGCTCTTCCTTCTCAAGAAGATATCTTCTGGGGAGCTGAACATGAACGGCATTGATTATGCAGCGCGTGCGTATCGTGCTTTGGATGGCGGCCCTCAGCCGTCCGTGTCCTACGGGAGTAAGTAGCATCAGGGCGGGTCGCGGTGTTGCGGCCCGCCTTTCTCGTACTTGGTGGTCTTGGCAGGGGATGATCCTGCGTCTTGGTTTCCACCCGGAACTTGTGTCTGTGTTTCCACCGGGGACTTGTTTACCTGCTCTTACCGGTTGAGCTACAAGACCGTGGGCCGCTTTCGGCGGCTAGTCGGGCATGCTTTCCCTCGGCTATGCCAGCGGATTAGGTCTTTTCGCGCCCTCGTCGGGGTCACCTAGCGTGACTGTGTGTGTGCGATTGCCTGGCGTGCCCAGTCAGGTCGCGAGCCTGAATGCCTTCTCGGTCAGGGCTTGCCGGTGTTAGCGGCGTTTGGTTAGCGCTTTGGTGTAGGCGCTTGGGGATGCTTGGAGCCGGAGTTTGATGTTTCGTTGTGTCATGATGCCTCCGTTTCTGGGCAACAAAAAAGACCCCTCGCTGAATGCTGGGGTCTTGGTTTTGGATAGTTTTCTCCACCCCCAACAATAGGGGACAGTTTCAGAATTGTCTAGTTTCCCGCGGCGTGTTGCTCAATCCTTTCGATTGCTTGAGCGAGTGTGAACGTCCCGTCTAGGCCGCGTGACAGGTGTCCGCGCTGCGCCCATTTCTTGATGGTGTCGTACTTGGCTGGGTAGCCGAGCAGGGTGAGTGCCTGGGTGATCTGGTACAAGTTCAGACTGAAGTCAGTCGCGTTTTCTCGCAGGTAGTCCAAGCGCCGCTTGGTGTAGTGCGGTTGACCCGATATGAGGATCTGGATTTCCTCAAGGAAGTCAGATCCCAAGCGCTCCCACGCTTGGATGATCGGGAGTGTCTGCCCGTTCGGGTAGCCGCTGTCCACGAGTCCCGCAAGGTCTACTGCGGTCCCGTGGAACCGGCAGTGAACCTCGATCACGTCACGGAGTTCTTGTTCAAGCACGAGGGAGTTGAGGTTGAGCGGGCTGCGCGTAGTGGGGTCTTTCGTGCCGCCTGTGTGCATGTCAGGTGGCGTGCCGTGCTCATACTTCATCGCCGCGAGCGCTGGGAGTAGGTCAAGGATGTCGTGCCATGCGGTGGTGGAGGTCAAGGCGGTCCTTTCAGTGAGCGAGTTGCTGGAAGCGTGATTGGCGGAATTGGTGGGCGAGGGCGATTGTGCCGGTGGGGCCGTTGCGGTGCTTGCCGACGATCAGATCGATTTCTCCTGCGCGTGGTGTTTCGGTGTCGTAGTAGTCCTCTCGATGTAGGAGGCAGATCACGTCTGCGTCTTGCTCTAAGGCCCCTGATTCTCGGAGGTCTGAGATGCGAGGGAGTCGTTGGTCTTGGGAGCCTCGGTTGAGTTGGGCGGCTGCGACGATGGGGATTGCGAGTTTGTTGGCGGTGATTTTCAGGCCGCGTGAGAACTCTTCGAGTCCTTCACGCCGCGAGATCTTCGGGTTGAACGTTCCGAGCTGGATGTAGTCAAAGCACACGAGGTCTGCTTTGAGGTCCTTGATAGCTGCACGGATGTCAGCGGTGGTGCATTCGGGGTCATCGATGATGTGGAGTGGTGAGTTGCGGATGCGTGTTTGCGCGGTTTCTACTCGGTTCCAGTCGCCTGTGGTGAGGGTCTTTTCCTGCAATGCGGTCAGCGCGACGCCTGATTCGGCGGACATGATGCGGCGCAGGTATTCGTTGGATCTCATTTCGAGGGAGAACACGATGGTGGTGTGTCCGTCTCGGATCGCTGCGGAGCGTGCAATATCCGCGAGCGCCACGCTTTTGCCCATTGCTGGGCGTCCAGCGACGAGGACGAGTTGACCGGGCGCGAGTGGTTTGAGGATGCGTTCTGTGTCGGCGTAGGGCCACCTGATGCCTTGCGGGACGGTCGGGTCTGCGAGGTCGGCTAGGAACTCGTCTATGGTGTCGCCCACGTGGGTCATGGAGCGTTCGATAGGCCGGTAGGCGGTTTCGAGTTCACTCATGGCGAGTGCTGCGAGGTTCTTGGGTGTCTCTTCAGGCACGCCAGCGAGTTGCTGGATGCGTACACCGGTGGCAGAGAGTCGCCTGCGGGTTGCGAGATCCTTCACCTCGCTGGCATACGCCGTACCTTGAACGTCTACGGTACCGAGCGCCACGATCTCTACGAGCACGGATTGGAAACGCTGGTGGCTGTGCTTCGCTAGACCGGACACGATGGTGATTGGGTCTACGAGTTGCCCGCTCACGGACATCCGGTGCACGGTGTCCCAGATCGCCTCGTGGGCGGGCAGGTAGAAGTCATCAGGTTTGAGGATTTTGAGAAGTTCGCTCTGCGCTCGTGGTGAGTGTAGGGCGGCGCAGATGACGCCTGCTTCGGCTGCCTGGTTGTGAAGATCGCTCATGGGATTCCTCTCAAGGGTGGGTGGTTGAGGGCAAACAAAAAGACCCCCTCATGGTCGAGGTGGTCTTGCATGATGTGTGTGGGTGGTCAGGCTGCTTCAGGTGGTGGTGCGTCGATCACCTGTGCAGCCGGAGTAGGCGAGATCCCGACAATGGCGTCTGCTGCATGGTCGGCGGTGGCTGGGTCGATTCCGTCTGCGATGAGTTCCCTGCGTCGGCGTATCCACTGAATTTCCAGTTGCGGGTTGTCAGCGAGCGCCTGTGGCGGGATTTCCAGCGGGGCGCGCTGGAACCGTTCACGTTTCCACCCGGCGACGATCTGGTTGATGTGGGCGGGCATGAGCCATTCGGTGGAAGTGCGCCGGTGTTCCTCGATGGCGGCTCGTGCATCCTCGGCCGTCATCGGGTCGAGTGCGGCAGCAAACTCAATTGCGGATTCTTTGGTGACTTTACGGTTGTCGAGCAGCGCGGCTTTGCCGAGCATCACGGCAACGGTTGAGGCTGGAAGTTTCGTACTCATGAGGTGATCTCCGGTAGTGTGTCGTGGTTTTCGATGTCGTACAGTTCCCGAGCAACATCCACCGCCTGCTCTACTCGGCTTAGTGCAGGGGAGGCGTGCGAGGAACCCTGAGTGCGTGGCGGTAATGGTTCGTCTAGCCAGCCTTCGCGGTTGAGCCAAGTTGTGGGATGAGGGACGAACTGCTTTTCGGGGAGGTTGGGATCGGCAGCGAAACGGCGAGCGCCCTCGATGATGGGTAGCTCGCCGTGTCTTCGTACCAGTCGCTCATAGAGGGGCTTGGCTTTCCCCTTACCGGTCTTGCGCGGGTACGCTTCCCAAAAATCCTCGAATCGCGATGGTCGATCTCGCTCGATCGCTTGCGATTGAGCATGAGTACTTACATCTTTAGATGTAAGGGTTATGGGTTTATGGGATAGGGGAACTAAATCCGAACCATTTTGAAAGGGTTCCACGAACCCTTCGGGAAGGGTTTCCGCAACTCTTTCCAAGAGGGTTTCAGGCACCATGTCGATACCTAAACCATCCGATTCTGGGTACTGTTTCCATACCGGCTCAGCCGCAGCCAAACCCTTCCACTCAGGATTCTCAACCGTCGCCCGCCGAACCTCCACAGACACAAGTTCCATGATCTTCAACGACGCGATCTCGGCATGCTGTCGAACCATCGCACGTGCCATGTTCGGAGACTTCAGCACCCCGTCATGGCGGACGAATGACCGTACAAGCGATTCCTCCGTCTCGGGATCGACCGCGATAAACCGTCCACGCCCAAGAGCCACAGCAGCCGCCCGCAAACGTTCTACACTCATGTCTGCTGCTATCGCCGTCAAGCGCGCTTCACGCCAATCGACAACACCGCAGAGGCTGATGCTCGGGTGGGTCATAAGCACGAAATACAGCCATTGGGCATCCGAGGTGAGGCAGCGAAAATCTGGATC